ATGAATTTCCCCCTTATCTCGGCATGCCCCCGGCAGCAGGCGATCCTGCTGGCGCAAGGCGTCGCCGAGCAAGCGCTGGCGGAGCGTCGCGCGCTGCTGGAAACCGAACGTTTGCGCGTGGCCGCGGTCGAGGAAGAGGTTCGCCAAGCGACGAACCAGGCCCGCCAGCAGGTGGCGGCCGCGCAGGCGGCGCAGCAGGCCGCGGAGACTCGCCTGGCCGACCTGGAGCAGTTGCTCGCGCAGCGTCAGGCGCAATTGGGCGACCTGCAGAGCCGCTGCGCCGAACTCGCCGAGGAACGCAAGGCGGCGCTGCAGGAGGCCAGTACGCTGCGCCAGGAACTACAGGCTGCGCAGCAGCAATGGGCGCTGGAGCGTGAGGACACGGCGACCTATGTGCGCGGGGTGGAGGAGCGTGCGCACCGCGAAGTCGATCGCGCCCGCGAGGAGAGCAGGGCGGTGACTGCACAGCTGAAGGCTGCCGGGAAGCAGCAGGAGCAGCTGCGTCAGCGGCTGGATACGGCACTGGCGCAACTCAGCGAGGCGCAGCAACTCGCCGCTGCCGAGAAGGCTCGGGCGAACACCCTCGAGCAACAGCTCGCCCAGCCGCTGCGGGCCAAGCGCCCCCGCGCCACGCCGGCGAAACGACCGCGAAAACCGACAGTCCCGGGCTAGCGAACAGGGCTTTGCCCGCCGCCGATTTGCGGGCATGCTGTGAGCGAAAGGCAGCAGGAGGAATGAGCCATGAACCAGGGAGCACGTCAGCCAGCGGCGCTATCGGTCGCCGCGCTGAGCGATTGCCTGCGTCCCGCGAACGGAGCGCCCTATTCGGTTGAGCGCTATGTCGAAATCTTTGGCCTCAGCCCCGCCGCGTTTGCCGCGCAGATTGATACCTATCGTCACCAGCAGCCAGGCGCGGCCAGCGCATCCGATGCCGAAGCGGCGCAACGCTTTATCGCGGATGTCCTGCAGGTGATTTTGGCCGTGGCCGAGAGCGGGGTCACCGTCGAGCGGGCGATCGCCTGGTTTCGCCGCGAGCCCTTACCGATCTTCGAACAGCGGACCGCGGAGCAATTGGTCAGCCATGGCCAGGTCGCGCAGGTATTGCAGTTTCTGGCCTCCTGGCAAGCCGGGAGCCAGGGATGAGTCAGGATGCCCAGCGGCAGATCGGTCCGCCACCGAGCTACCACGCCTGCTACCGCACCGTCCTGCGCGCCGTGGATGCGCGTTACGACGTTCGCGGTTCTGTACTGGCGGAGATGGTGAAGGCCTGCCTGGCGCAGCGCGCCACCCTGCCTGCGGCGCTACGGGCGCATTTCGCGCAGTACGCGCCAGCAGAAGCGATGGCCTACCTGGAAAGGGTCACGGCCACGCTGCTGTTTGGTCCCAAGGGGCGCTTTTCGCCGCAAGAGTACCGCTACTCAGGCGCGACCGCTCTCGGCAAGTCATGGCTGGCCTGTTCAGACCGCACTCGCGTCGCCTGGCCGGGGCCGCGCCTGCAATGTAATCACGTGACTAGGACCTGACCATGGTTGAACCCAACACCTGGCGAGTGGCCTGCCAGGACCCCGGGGACGGCAGCGGCGACGCCATCATCGAGCTGCCTTCCGAGTTGCTCGATAGGCTGGGATGGACCGTGGGGGATGAGTTGATCCTTGAGCGTGTCGAGGGTGTGCTGTCCTTGAAGCTTAAGCCGCCGCCCGGTGAGCCCACCGACTAGACCTGCCCATCCTGATGGTTTTTGATGTAAATTGTTCGCATGAGCCGTGGGACCTGTTGATGGGAAACCATCTCCCCCGCGGACACCTCACATCAATGCCGTGATCTGGTTTGACGGCACACGTCAGGTCGGGCAGGCAAGGCCGCCACCACCGCGCGCTCACGAGATTCCGGTCGAGGTAGCCAGCCTCGACTCCTCACTGTTCAGTGTCGCTGCAGATCCGACTCGGCCGAGAACAATACCTTGATCACGCGCAGGTGCTCCAGGTTGCATTGTGGGTGCAGCGAATAGCGGACGTCATTCTCCACCTTGAACAGCAGGCCTCGCTCGCCGGCCTCGTCTTGCATTAAGCACACCTCCTTTAATGGCTCCATCAGCCATGTGGAGTGTCCGTTGAGGTGCGCCGGGGTGACGATTTGCACCTGTTCGACCCATGCGTATTTCGATTAGCTTTCGATAATGCTCGCCAAGTCATGCGCGTACTGGAGCAGCAGCGTGCTGGCGATCACCTCACGCTTCAACTTTCACGTAGAACCACGGCCATTGAAGGCCCTGTTCGACATGTCCACAACTGGGCCGGGGAGTACTCGAACCGCGGATCCAGGTGCATCACGGCCTTGCTTGCCATCGACGAAGTACTATGGACGATAACGATGGACGCGCAAATAGACGGGAACATGACAGGCTCGACAAACTTGCCGCTTGGCTTATAGCATCAAGCCACTTTGCGTCAAAGCGCCATGTAACCATACACAGCCAAGGAACGCTGATCGTGATCACCAAAATCCGAATCCGTGGTTATCGCATTTACAAGGACTTTCTTCTGACGCCAAACCCTGGCGTGAACATCCTGATAGGAGACAACGACGCCGGTAAGTCCACTCTAATGGAGGCGATTTCTCTGGCGCTCAACGGTCGAATTGGAGGGCGTGGAATCCTAGAGGAGCTAAATCCTCACTGGTTCAACACCGAGGTGGTGGCCGAGTTCCTTGCTCTAAGGCAAGCCGGGAAGAAGCCATCTCTTCCGGAGATTCTTATCGAGCTATACCTGCAAGACATAGATGAACTGCAGGGGCTACTCGGGGCAGTGAATGCTGACGTCCCAACTAATGCCTGTCCAGGTGTATTCCTCTCTATCTTTCCCAGCGAAGAGTACCAAGAGGAGCTAGATGAATGGCTCAAACATCCATCCTCGCTGCTCCCTGTCGAATATTACACCTACGAATGGCGGTCATTCGCAGACAGTGAACTCACACGGCGGCCACGGGCTCTATCGGTGGCCACCATAGACTCCCGAACGGTTAAATCAGCCGCCGGCGTTGACTACCACCTTCGCCAGATCCTAAGCGACCACTTGGAGTCATCCGAGAAGGCACAGATCTCGCTGGCCTACCGCACCACCAAAGCATCTATGACGGATGGCGCGCTGGCGCCTGTGAATAAACGACTCTCCGGTATTGGTGCCGCGTTGCAGCAGGAGCCAATGGCCCTAGCGATGGATCAGACATCCCGAACGTCATGGGAAAGCGTGGTCACTCCACATGTCGACGGCCTTCCATTTGCAATGGCAGGCCAAGGCCAACAGGCTGCTATCAAGATTTCACTCGCGATGAAGCGCCATTCCTCGAAGGCAAAAGTCGTAATGATCGAAGAGCCGGAGAACCATCTCTCGCACACTAGCCTGACCACCTTGCTTGATCGCATCGAGGCCCTTAAGACGGAAGAGCAACAACTCTTCATTTCAACTCACAGCACCTATGTGCTCAACCGTCTGGGCCTGGACGCTTTGCTCTTACTGCATCGCAATAGCGCTGCCAAAATTACAGAGCTTGACCCAACCACAGTGAGCTACTTCCAGAGACTACCGGGCTATGACACTTTGCGTCTGGTACTCGCCAAGAAAGTCGTGCTGGTTGAAGGCCCATCAGATGAAATTATCTTCGAACGCATCTACAAGGATTGCTTCGGTCAACGTCCAATGGGCCACGGTATAGATGTCATCAGCATGCGTGGGTTGGCTCTGGCTCGATGTCTGGAGCTTTGTGCGGCGATCGATAAGCCTGTAGCTGTGATGCGCGACAATGACGGTGTTGATCCTAGGGAACTGTCTAAATCGGTTGAAAAATGGCTGGATGAGAAACGTCGAGCACTTTTCATCGGTGCCGTCGCCGATGGGCGAACTCTTGAGCCGCAACTTATAACCGCAAATGGCGAGCCTCATTTGCGCAAGATGCTCGGCATCACCGCAGACGCTACCCTAGAAACATGGATGGCTCGTGAGAAAACGGAAGGGGCAATTCGGCTTGCTGAATCAGCTGAGAAACTCAGCCCGCCCGTTTATATGAAAGCAGCAGCGGATTTCATCCACAATGTCTAACCATTTAACTCTGGCTGTTGCTGGTGGTAGAAAAACTCAAGGACTAGTCGATCATTGCAAAGCGTTGCCTACAGATCGGCGAGTGCTTGTCGTCACGTTCACTCAGACCAATCAACAGGAGTTGATTCGTCGCCTCGGCTCTCAGGTCGGTAATCTCCACAATCTGGAGGTCCTGGGCTGGTACACTTTCTTGCTGCGCCACTTCGCAAAGCCGTTCTTGCCGTTTAAATTTTCTGGCGAACGGGTAGGGGGGTTCAACTTCGAAGGCCGTCCTGGACAGTACGCGAAAGGCAGGCACAGATTTATGGACGGCAGCAATCATCTGTATGCCTGCGAGCTCGGCCGTCTCGCAAGTGAGCTGATGGCCACAACCCCGGCATTACTACGTAGGCTGGAATGCCTCTACGACGAGATCCTAATCGACGAAGTCCAGGATCTCAGTGGCTATGACTGGGATATCTTGCGAGAGTTATTGCGGTCAAGAATCGACATCCGCATGGTTGGGGATGTCCGCCAGGCAGTGCTTTCGACCAATCCTCGCGGCCAGAAAAACAAGCAATACGGGTACGCGGATGCACTTGAGTGGTTCCGCAAGCAGGAAGCGGAAGGGTATCTAAGCATCAGCTTTGCCCGCAAGACATATCGCTGCCGTACGGAAATCGCCGGTTTCTCTGACTCTATCTTTCATTCCGCTTGGGGATTCCCAGAGACAGAGTCCGAAAATAACCACGTTACAGGGCATGATGGCGTGTTCCTCGTACATAGCCAGCATGTGAGTCAATACGTTGATCGCTTTCGTCCCCAGTGCCTGAGATATTCGGCGACGTCGGCCAAAGCATTCTCGCTGGAGTTTATGAACTTCAAGGCGTCGAAGGGAGCCACCTTTGAGCGCGTGCTCATCGCGCCCACAGCCAAGATTGAGGCTTTCATAAAAAAGAATGTTCATCTCGAAGCGACCTCAGCGGCGGCGTTCTATGTCGCCGTGACTCGGGCAGAGCAGAGCGTTGCCATCATCCTCGACAATCCCGCCGCTTCGGCATTGCCCGTGTGGACTCCGTGAGCCGCTAGTTCACCGTCGAGTCAGATGGCTAGAGACTGACGATCGGGGGGGGCCGTAGCGCACCAGGGCGGGTTAGCTGAGTTGCAAATTTACAGACTCCGCCACGACAAAGTTCCAAATTTACCTACCAGAGCCGAGCGAGGAAGCGAGATCCGAGCCAAATAGTTTCAAATTCGCGCAGTCGCAAGGCTTCTCATGAACATTCTCAACATGGCCTATCGTTTAACATAATATACATTATGCGAAGCCAGAGGTTACAACGTGCGGGGCGAACGGCTGCCATCAGCAACAACGGTCACGCGGGTTCCCTGCTGAGGCTGCGGCTGAAACGAATGCGGGGTCTGCACCTGCGCACCGGTCGCGGCGGACGCTGCGCTACGCTGGCTGCCGCCGCTCGCGGTGCTTGTCGCATCCATCACAGTCGATACGGCCCCTCGGCCTGTCCAAAAGGTCACGCGCTCGCCGTCGATGTCGCAATACAAGTCGGGAGTCTGTTCGAAGAATCGGCACTTCTCAATCGGCCAGAACCGCGTGCGGCCACCTTCAGACACCAGCACCACGCGTGACGTCTTGCTAATTGGTCGATCCGGCTCCGCGTTGTAACCATCCTTCGACGGCCACGCCTCAGCCCGGCCCAGGCCGGCATGCACATAGCCGGCAATCCGCCAGATCGCGGACGGCACCGGCTCATCCGATGACCTGCCGTAGACCGCTTGCATCGCGCGCCCAGCAGGAGCCGCCACCGGCTGCGCCTGCTCAACAACCTTGGCCGCAGGAGTCGGCGTCGACGCTTGCTTGGGCTGCGGCGGCGTGAAGAACCGGACGACCCCGGGAATGCCGACCGACAAACAGACCACGATCAGCCCAACCAGCCCCCAGAAGCCCCAGGACCGCCAGAACGAGCCCCGCGTATCGGCTTTAGACTCATCACCCACAGCGCCCGTTTCGGACTGCGTAGCGGACTTGTAGTAGCGGTAAACATCAGGCTTGAAACGCCCGGCCGTGCTGCGCAGGAGCTTCGACTTCGGCGGACTGTCGCCCTTGGCCACGCCGTTGTAGATATCGACCCGGAACATGGTCTTCGACTTCTTGACCATCCGGTATGTCGTTTCGACCAACAGGGTGGCCCAGCTGGCGAGCTGGTCGAGGTCCTGGGTCACCATCACAACCCGCATCGACCGGTTTTTCTTGTCTACGCGGTGCCGATGCTCGGCCAACAGCTTCTTGTCGGCCATCGGCGCATCGTTGGTTTTCTGGCCCTTGGGCCAGCGCCGCCAGAGTTCGTCGAGGACCAGGACGGAACCAGGCGGCGCAAAGTCGGCCAGGTCGGCGCGCTCAAACCAATCCTCCGGCAGTTGTTCAATAGTCCCGCCGAAATCCATCAGCAACATATCGACTTCAAGCGGGATATTCGTCACAACATGCCGGTCTTGTTTAAGCGAAGGGATAATTACGTGTTCGACAACGCCATAACTTTTACCGTGCCCAGGCTTGCCCACATATGCATCAATCGCCATACATCACCTCAACCGATAATCGGGATACGCCGGAGAATGAATCGCAGCAGATACGCGCCCAGGACCATGGTCACACCTGGACCAATCTGGAATGCATTGGCGAAATACACCACCGACGGCGGTATTGACTGGAACGCGTTACCTGCCTGCGCAAAGAAATCCGGCACCGGCATCCACTGGAAGAACTTCACAATACCGGAGACAAGCTTGTGAAACACATATTCAGGTAGAACAGGAAGAAGCTCCCAAAAATAATCAAACGCATCTTGCGCCCACTTAAAGAAGTCTTCGATTGCCTTAAGTGCGCGCTGAAAGAAATCTGTCGCCGTTTGAATCAGTTGTTTGATAGCACTAAGAATGCCTTCCATACATCACCTCAAGCAGACAAGAACACGCGAACAGATAGCAGCGCCCAAAACGCCAGAAACACCGCTTTCAATATCGGCTCAATCTGAGCCCACAATGAGCAATGCGAATCGAACATCACACTCTTTCCGAAAAGATCAACACTCTGAACTGGACAACTTCCCCCGGTCGGAAACGTGATCTTGCCCAGAGCCTGGCCAATCGGAGCTTTCTTGATATCCGTCCAAGCCTTTTGCAGCGATTCGTCAAAGCCCGGAACCTTGTCCGTGCCAAACGGGTTGTTCTTTACGAACGCGCAACTATCGTCCTTACAGCCACCCTCAAGGCCAGTGCCGCCACCGGTACCACCGCCCTCCCCTGAGCCGTCACCGCCGCCAGTGCCACCACCCGTTCCGCCGCCATCACCATCGCCGCCACCACCCGTTCCAGGCGTGCCGCCACCATCGCCACCGCCACCGGTACCGCCATCGCCGCCACCATCACCACCACCGCCTGTTCCGCCATCACCACCACCGCCAGTACCGCCACCACCGGTTCCGCCATCGCCGCCACCATCACCCGGATTCGTCGGGTCAGTGGGGTCAGTCGGCGTCTTGACGCACGTCGTACCGGACCAGCTATACCCAGCCGGGCAGCCAGGATCGTTCGGATCGGACGGCGGTTCATTGGGATCAGTCGGCGGCGTGCTGTTCAACGACGGGCCGGTCATTCCAGGGTTGTTCGTATCGGCTGGACACGTCGCACCAGTACTTCGCAGCGAGTAATTGCAGAACCCCTCATTCGTCGAGCCAGTGACGAAATAACAACTTGTGGTTTTCGAAGAATCCGCAGAATAAGCGCACCCGTTCTTACAGCCTGCCGGCGGACTACTTATAACTTGATTCCTGCCGCCAACCTGAACAACTGGAGACGGCGGACTACTGAACAGGTCATACAACCCTTCAATGCAGTCATTAGGCTCTTCCGGCTCCGGAGGCTTACACATGGCGACACCCGAAGTTAGATCAAGATTGCTGCCTTCCGGACATCTATCGCCTTTTAAATAAACATCCGTATTAAAAATAGTCCAATCGCCAGAACGAACCAGACAATAAAAAACCTTACCCACGTCAATTGGATTTCGCGACGGCTCCATAACAAAGTATCGCCCCGGATCGTGAGATACACCACTAAAATAAAGATCACAACCCGCCGAAGGCGACGAAACTTTAATTCCGTGAGAACTAAGGTACCAATAATATTCTTCTGCACTTACAGAAGACGAAATCAGCACCAACAACAACAAAAGCCCGCGCATAATTACCACCTCGAAAAGATCGCCCAGGAACACGCAGCGCCAATAACAAAGAACGCGAACTCATATAAATCCGCCATCGATCAAACTCCCCTGCCAGAAACAAAAAGGGGCGACCGAAGCCGCCCCATCGAACCGCCCTCCTCGATCAGCTCCGCAGGAAGCCCAGGACCACGCGAGCGCCCTTGATCCCGGCATACAGAGCGGCCAGCAGCGCAGCGACAGCCAGCACGCCGGTCGCGACGGTCGAGTAATCGACATCGGAGGTCAGCGAGCTGTAGTCCCAGCCGGCAGCCGAGGCGGATTGAGAGACGACCAGGGCAGCGCCTACAGCAACGGCGGAACCACCACGAACGAACAGTTTTTTCAGGTTTTTCATAGACTTACTCCTTAAGCTCTTTTAATGAAGTCGAGTACGGCCTTGACGCCCAGGGCGCCGACCAAGACCGTCGCGACAAGACCGAACCCGACAGAGAACGCCTGGGCGAGTGCCTCGGTGTCCAACATCGACGGGTCGAACTGCTCCGGCACCTGGGTCAAGACCCACATGCCCGAACACAGGGGCGCCCCATCCGGCGCAATCGAGATGGAGCCATCGCAGGACAGGGCGGAAATCATCAGGAAGCCTGCTTAACGGGCTGCGCCGCCTGCGGCTGGGCCGGAGCAGCCGGCTTCGGCTGGGCGGTCCCCAGGGGCTTTTCCGTCAGGGCCAAGGGCGCGCCTGCCAGCGAGTAGCTAATGCGCTTGTACTTCTCGTCGAACTCATCGTTGTAGGGCGCGTAGACCTCGACACCAGCGAGGTTGCGATAGGCGTTATGCAGGCCGTTCTTCACGGCATCGCCGAAGACACGAAGCTTGTACGTAGTGTCAACGTCGAAGCCGTCACGGTCCTTGTCGGTCGCCTTGATGCCAACGATGGCCCAACGCTTGTCCCCTTCCCCCTTGTCCACTACGCCCAGGACGTACCCTTTCAGAATCTTCATGGTCTCTTTCTCCAGCGCCGAGCAGGCGCATACGTGATCCCCGGCCGGGCCGGTGCTACTGGTGAACGACGAGCCGTCACGAAGGCCCGGCGCAGGTGTTGCCGCTCAGTTCGAGCAGCGGATTCAGTTGCCAGCACCTGGCGCATGACCTGACTCAGCAGGTCCGGCGAGTCGATGCCGGCATCAAGCAGGACGAGCTCTACCGAGCCCCGCAACTGGAGGTAGGCTTGCCGTCCGATCTCAATCGCCATCACGACCACCCGAATGCATAACCAACCCACGGCGTGCCCTTTTCGTTGATGACAGTGACCCAAGGATTGGAGGCCTTGCCGCCCTCCTCCTTGTGCTTTTCGAGCGCCTGGAGCGCGTGGGCGACGGTCTGCTGCAACACGCTGCGATCGACAGCAGCGCGGGCCTGCTGACGAAGCTGGAGCGACCGACGCTCGCTGGACGACAGGGACACGCCCTGGAGGCTGTAGGCGCTCATAAGCGAGCCCACACGCCGAGGGCGTGAATCAAAGTGACGGCACCGGCGAGCAGCGCGAGGGTCTGGAGAGTCGGAGCGAGCATCAGGCCACCAACCGCAGGTGACGCGGGCGCGGCGCATGCCGATAGAACTCCGGCAGCTCCAGCACGTCGCTGGTGACGATTTCCTCAGCACGACGGATCATCACGACCGAATGACGGGTCACGTCGTAGGGCTGGGCGATGTTGATGCCGATCCGGTTCAAGCGCGCCCGGTAGGTCTGATTCATGCGCTTCTTGAAGTCGAAACTGATGCCCGGGCAGTGCATCCACTTCATCGCAATATTGGCGGTCGCATTAGCCGCTTGAGTGCTGCCTACAACCCCTTCAGAAAGCAGCCTTTCCGCAATCGTCTCGTAATCCATCGCCATCACCTCGAGCTTGTCGAATCCCCTCAGAAACTCCCCATGGATCGCCGCAAAGCGGCCTTCATCAAAAAGCCCCCACCACTCCAGCCGCTCACGGGCCAGATACTCACTCTTAAGCTCCTGCTCCATGCGCACGACGCCCTGCTGATCGCAGTACGCGGCCAGATCGAGCAGGTAGCGGAATTCGGGGGAGTCTTCGCCAAAGTTCCGTTTGCACTTCGGAAACAGGAACTTGCGGATGGCCTGAGCCTTGCCGTAGGCCTTGTAGTAGTGGTCGCGGGCCTGCCAGTCGCAGGTCCAACCATCTTCGTAGAGGTGGCCGTTCTTGTAGCCCACACGCTGAGTACTCAGGGCGCGGATGTAGGCCAGTTCATTGCCCTTCCCCACCGTCCGATTCGTCGTCAAGTCAACCCGGCGCAGGCGCGCACCGTTGCCGACCATCCGAGTTTTCGAGCCGTCCTCGGTCTGGAGGTGGCCCCAATCAGTGCAAGCCGTGAACGGCGGCAGACGGTTGCCCTTGTCGTCCTTGATCTCGTGGAGGATGTCGTTATAGACCGCGACACACTCAGCGATGGACTGGAATCCATGCAGGTTGTCCAAGCGGTTGACTGCACTCGGATTCCCTTCAACGCGGAGCTTGTTCCCATCGACCCGAACCCGAATCGACGTCGAGTGACTGCCCTCAACCTTGAAGCTAGGAGACGTGTCGCGCAGTTGCTCGCCGGTTTTCCGGTCGTAGTAGCAGATGCCAGTGTCGCCAACCTGCGGGAGCTGGTACGGGAATACCTGCTCTACCGTGAGGTAGTCGTAGAACATCCTGCTCTGATGATCGGTCGGAGGAAACATCCCTACCCCTGCATGCCTGTAACAACGTTACACGTTACGTACGGGGCGATTTATACCGCAGTAACTCGTAACAGCGCAACGCGTGCAAGAATAACGACCACCCCTTGTTACAGGTAACCGTCATGTCAAAGCCCTACCGGGTTCGAGATAAATTCGTCGAGGAAGTGAAGGAGCGCCGCGTCAAAATGATCATCGAGACAAAGGACGACGTCCGGGAGTCCGACCTTGTGAACGCCACGCTGTGGAAATACCTGAGCAAGATCACGACGAAAGACGTTCTTGAATTCAGAGAAGAGTTCGGCGGGAAGGAATAGCGATGCGGGCAGAGAGGGACGACGACTTTCCGCCCGTCAGAAGGGCAACAGAACGACGGCTAGCCTATGAGATCGCTCTAGGGATATGGCTGGGTGGAATGGCTCTAGGGCTTACGTCGTTCGTTCTGTGGTTCTTCGCACTCAGCGCAATGGTCGGAGCGCTAAAGCTCGGCTAG